TTTCCACTTACTACTACATTGTTAAATGTGACATTACTTGTTGTTGCTACTGCCTGCCCAATACTATAAGTGACATCATTACCACTATAAGCAACAGAGACACCTGTTCCTGCTTTTAAACCTAATGTTTCAGATGCAAGTGTAATAGCAATACTGCTACTACCATCACTTACATTTAAAGTATCAACATTGTTTATTTCTGCATCTACATAAGCTTTTATTGATTGTTGTGTTGCTAAACCACTGGCACTGTTTGTTGCCATGTTATCTTCGTCATAGATCTGCGTGACTGTAGATCCACCTGCAACAAATGTTAGACCTTTTACTTTTGCTGTTGGACTTGTATTTTGTGATGATACAGTCCAATGATTATTACCATTGTCATATATTAATAAACCACCCTCATCACTTGCTGCCAATGTGATGCTGTTTACACTTTTACTTAATATTGTATTTGGGCCTGCTGCACCTTGTGTTCCAACAGTAATAATAGATAGGTTGGAATCATCAACAACTGTAATGCTACTTACTATACTCATCTACTTACACCACCTCTAATACTGTAGGTGCCTTCCAGGATCCTATCAATCTTGCCATTTGCATCTGTAAGTTCTAGATCATAAACACCATCGCCTATTGTTAGACCTGCTGTATCTGATGCTGATATCTCTAATGTTAATGTGCCTGCAGCACCACCTAAGGTTATGCGACCATTTGCTGTTGTTAATGTTAATACTTCGGATGATGCATCCTGATCTAGTCGCAAGTCCATTTCAGCACCTGAATACCCAGTCAGGTTTATTGCTGAACTATTGCTGTCTTTCAGGGTTAAGATCTTCTTGAAAGTCGCACCCTGCTCTATTATGAAATGGTAAAAACCTGCACTCATTTATGTTCCTTTTAAAATACATGGTGTCTACCACTAATTGCGTCTGCTTTTTAAATCATATCACCCAATTAGCTAATTGGATATGTAGTGCTAGGAAGATTTCTTTGTTGACTTTTTCTTAGTCGCTTTCTTTTTAGTTGTTTTCTTTGCAGGTGCCTTGCCACCTTCCCATGCTTCGTTTACATCAGGTGTGTCAGGATCATCGCCAACAAGCTGTCCTTTATCGTTTCTTGCTCTTTTTGGATCATCTTGTTCGTCTAGATCTGCTTCTACTACTACTTCTTCTTCTACACTATCTACTTTAACTTCTATGGCATGACCATTTTCAATGAAAGTATTCATTAAATCTTCTTGCCATTGTTCTTTTGCTTCAACGATTTCATCAACTGGGTATAGCATTACCTCAGATCCTTCCTCGTTAGCTGTTCCTGCTTTTGGAACTATCATCTTAAATTTCTTTGCCATTATTAATCCTTATAAAATGGTGGGCCATTGCTGACCCACCTGGTATATCACCAATTAAGCACTAGAGCTACTGTCGGCATCTACATTATGTCTAGGATGACCCTTGACAATTAAAGCTGATACAGGTGTTCCAGTGGAATGTGTTCCAGTGAAATCTGCTACGACTCTAATATATCTTTTGCCACCAACATAACCAATACTTACAACAGCAGGTGCCTCTGCATTAGCGTCAAAGGTTGCCCAAATACCATTTGAGTCAACAGATCCATCGGTCACTGCACTGCTTGATGTGACTGCAGAAAAGCTAGAATTATCATCAGACTCTTCTAGTTTCACATCAATTTTTACAGATCCACTTAATGTATCACCCTCTGCACCAATATCAAAAAGAATAAATGCACCCTCAAAACCTTGAAGGTCTGCACCTGTTCCATTTGCATCAGCTGTTCTAACAGCAGGAGCTAGTGACTGAACTGCGATTAAATTATTTGCTAAATCTTTCACTTGTGCCTCCTTATGTGCTTACTTTATGTTTAACGATTGCTTCTGGTAGGATTACCTGACCACCAACTCTTCTTCTAGCAATGTATCTAACATTACCAGTAGTAGCTTGTGTGAAAGGATCCCTAAGAACTGCTAGTGCAACTCTGTCCACGATCTGATAAGCACGATTGAAATCTCCAAATACTATTGGAAATGCATTCGCACCAATATCAGGCATATCAGTTGCCTCAACATATGGATAGCCAAGAATTGTGTTTGGCACTCCACCTTGTAAAGACATCCCTGCTTGGAATACATATTGACCTGCAGTATCTTTAAGCTTTCTAATTGCTGCTAATGTTGATCTGTTAAAAACAAATCTACCATTTGCACCATAGTTAGACTTAATAGAATGAACAAGTGTTAGTAGTCCATCGGCTGTTAATGCTGTTCCATTACCTGAGACTGCTTCACCAACACTGCTGTTAGTTAAGATACCTTCAGGTTTGCCAACTGCATCACCACTTACAAAAGCACTACCTTCTGCCTTTGCAAATTGCTCTGCAAATTCAGACTGCATTTCTGCCTCTAGATTGAAAACAGTGTCTTCAAGATCTTGCTCAGAAATATCTACAAGTGCGTAATGCTCATGTGCAGGTATTTCTTCTAAACCAACCTGATAACCAGTGGTTTCGGATCTAGTTCCACTCTCAGCAACCCATTGTGCAGAAAACTGCCCAGTTCTTTTAGGAACCTGGATAGATCTTGCACTTGTGCTTCTTACTTTCGCAATAGATCTAATAGGAGATATTTCGGTCACTGTTTTAATCAGCTCCCTCACATACTCTGGTGGTGCTAAATATCCACCTGTAGAATCATTGCTAACTGTTAAAGCTTTTCTTTCATCTGGTTCAAGGTTGTCTATTCCCTTTCTGCAGTAGTTATCAAATGCTTTAACATGCGTGTCTATTTCAGTTGCACCAAATCCTGATCCAGGTCGTTTAAGAACTGTCTCTAGATTGTCCAACTGCTCAGACAATTTTTTCTGATCAGTTTGAGTTTTTACTATGTTCTGATTTACATCTTCAATGGATTGTAGATCTGCTTCAATCTTTTCCAATTTAGATTCTAATTCAGCACCAGAATTACCCTTACTAATCTCATCAAGTCTTTCATCGTTTACCTTTTTGTATTCCTCAAAGGCACCTTTGAAATCGTTAATGGCGTTTTTCACATCTTCTGACATAATTGCCCTCCTAACGATGTTTAATAGTTAAAGTTAAATTCTTTATGGCTTCTACCAAATCAGAGTTATTAGAAACAGCATCTCGCTGCTCAAAACACTCATCTAGTGCTTTTGCACACATCTTTGCTTCTGAACGAGAAAGATTGAAAGCATCTCGCATTCCTTTTTCCCACTCTCTAATAGTGATATCTTGACCTTTCACCACCTGCACTGTTGCCTGTGGATTCATTGGAAAGGTGACTAAAGATACCTCCATTAAATCTACTTCCTTAATTATGCGTCTTTGTCCTCTATTTTCGTATGACACATTTTTAGGAGTTGTTTTAAAACCGATAGATAACCCATCTAAGGCACCCATCTTTAACAATTCATATGCTTCTTTGCCTGCTTGTGTTTGTAGGGCCAACCTACCTTTAACATACAGACCATTCTCGTCTTCTTTGATTTCATCAAATACACCTATAGGCATATCTGATTTGTGTTGATATAAAAGCTTTACTTTATCTGCAGGTCTTTTTCGTAAACTTTTTGTAAATGCACCTGCTTCTATAACATCATTGCCTAGATCTACATTACCAAATATAGATCCATAACCCTCAAACCGACCATACTTCTTTTGGTCTTCTTCATCTTCAACCATGTATGCTTTAAGTTCGGCAGGTGTTTGTATTTCGGTAGGATCCTGGAGATCATCATCAGACTTTTTCTTTGGCTTCTTTCTTTTATCTTTGCCATGTCCATATCCTGATTCTTCGTTAGATGTCATTTCAAGATAAGTGTCATGACTAGAGCATGGCATATATAACCTAGTGCCATTATCGTTTGTTATGTGTGTTCCGCTGCAACCAATTTCTTCAGCTCTTTTTTCAGCTTCCTCTACAGTAGTAAACACATCATCCCTAATTTCTCTTTTTTGATCTTGAACCTCACTAGGATCTGTTAGCAACTCATTAGTTGTGACCACTTGTGTTTCTGATGCCATAAGTGTGTCTCCCATACTTGCAATATTCCATACTTTACCTTTTTTACACTTATAAGGAAAGTATTTACTACATATCGTATCGCACCACTGACAAATACACAACATGTAGTTTACATAGATCTTACCCAGTCAAATTAGAAGTGGGAGGACTAACAATATACATTTGAAGAATTTGGTTATTGATAAACCTAATCTAAGAGGAGAAAACACCCTCCCACATATTTATATTATCTTGTATTGCTGTAAAAAGAAAGTGGGCATCAAGTCTATCTGATGCCCTAAGATGCTTTGCAGTCTAGCTATTTAACTGCACATTAAATATATGAAATTATTTTAGGTCTGTCTAGATCTTAACTCAGATGAACTAAAGTTATGTTGCCGGGTATTGTAATAGATCTGTATCTTTCTTTTTTTACAAATATCTTGCCCAGTAAAATACTTGCCTTTATATTCCTCGCCAATAATTCTTATGTTAAGTGGTAGAACTACAAAGATATCTTCTAAGGCATGCTCACTGTCATAAACAATAATATCGTCAACCCACTTTACAGCTTTAAGTTGTAGCTGTCTTTCTACTATAGTTTGTATCGGTTTGTTTTTTTCTGCTCGCCACCTTTGTGGATCTATTTGCAATGCCACTGTTAGATGATCACAAACAGTTTTGGCTTCCTGCAACATTGCAACATGTCCTGCATGTAGTAAATCAAAAGCACCACATGTTATACCTCTAATCATGTTATAAGATCTTGCTCATCTACATATACAACAACACACCTACAATTTATTACATTCTTTGCACCACCTCTTGGGTCGCCTGGATATTGCATCTTTGCACCACCAACATCAAAGTCTTGATCCATGTCCCTTACTTGACCATTAACTTCGGCATGAAAGGATCTTGTTCTATTATCAGCAGTTGCAACCCATCGCTTTAACATTTTGTTTTGTAATTGATCTTGGACAGCATCGTAATATTGGTGGTTAGCAAAACTTGCTGCATTATGCGTTTCTGTTCTTGCTATCATCATTGCCCTAGATCTAAGCATAGGCCCCATTAGTCTTTGCACATTGTTTGCAATGATAGGCAATGTATCACCATTTGCCCTACCTCTTTGTATTATTATGTCTATTTGCCTGGCTGCTCTTGCACTTATGCCTGCAAGGATCAAGTCCCTTTCACTAAAGTAGTTTTCTACTAATTCCTCAAAGTTTATAGATCTACCAAACACTACTGCTTCTTCTTGCTTTTCATGTTTATCTACATTTGTTTCTAGCATGGTTTGAAATATGCGACGATAAAGTCTTTGCATTGTAGGGATAAAATCTTCGTTTAATCTACCTTGTGCTACGCCTCTTTCAAAGGTTGATGTTTCACCCAGTAGATATAGGGTCACTGATAACCATCTTCTAAAAACCTTTGTCAGCTCTTTCATGACTGCTCTTTCTAGGTTTCGTCTAATTAGGGTTTGTCTTCTATATTCTTTAAGAACACTTACACGACCTTGTCTAAAGTCTTGTTTCTTTTGCATGTTTACTTACTGCTTAATGGATGTCCTTTAGGAAACAAATCAGTATCATGTTTGCCACCTCTAAACCTACCAGATGCTAATGCTCTGATAAAAGAATTACAGCGTGCATATGCCCACTGGTCTTCCGAGTTTACACTTGGTCTTACACTTGCAGGGTTGTTTCTATAGGCCCCAACACCTCTACGAAATACTGCCTCAAGCATTCTTAGTGTTGCTCTTTTAGTTTTGCTATCACCATGCTTATCGTTATGGTCATCTACTTTTTTTTGTAATGCTTTTTTTACTTTACCTGATAATGCTTTTTGATCTACATCACTATCAAATGCCAACAGATCTATAAACTTATTTTCTTCCCTTTCTATTTGATCCCTTTTTTTCTTTGACCAAGATTGTCCAGGATCCCCACCCCACAATGCCCAAGCAATACGACCATTACTTGGATAACCTTTTTCACCCGGTCTGAAACCCTCTGCCTGTTTATCTACTTCATGCCTAGCAAAAAAGCTATACATTCTTTTTACTGTAGATACTGACATTGCTTTGCCATTCATGATATCTCTAGCTCTTGCTATGCCGACAGCTGTTCCACCACGACCATGTTCAGACCTCCAGTCCAAACCTTTCTTTGCCTCACTTACCATGCCTGCACTTGGTTGTAGGTTTAGGTCTGCTAATGCTTTATCTTCAAACAGATCTAAAACACTATCATCTACAAGATCATCAAACATTTCATAGTCTTTTGCATCTTCATCGTTATCCATTTCCTCAGGCACATCAGGTGCCTCTGCACCAAGTGGGAACAATGTTGCACTTATATATAGATCATCAGCACCATCTAGTGGACTTAGACCCAGTCTTTCCCTTGCTTCGTTTCTTGTCATGATTCCATTAAGCACTGCACTATTTACATTTTCATAGATCTTGCGTCTTCTTTCACTTAATGCAGGTATTTCATCAATATCAAAATGCATGTGCAGGTCATCACCATATAAAGGAACTAACCACTCGTTTAAGTCTGACTCTATCTTTTTAAGTAAAGGTATTATTGTTTCTTCATATAGGGCTAGTCTTGCCTCTGCTACATTTGCATATGTTTGTGCATCAGGCACACCTACTAATTGACTAGGCACACCAAAACACATTGCTATATCGGTTGCTGACATATGTTTTAAATTAAGAAAGTCCATGTCCTTTGGAGATAGGCCCATTTCTTTCCAGTCAAAGTCACCCTCTAATAAAAGTGGTCTGCCTGCATTTTGAGCACCTGTAAATCTGTTATTAAGATCTGTTAATAATTGTTGCCTTTGTGATTCTGTAAGATTTACATTCATACCAGTATCATCTTTAGGTTTAAAAACAACAGCACCACTTGGTCTTGCACCATTATCTAAAAGGTTAATGTTGTGTTTAGATGCTAAATTGTGTTGATCAATCTCAACTGCTGCAGCCGATAATGGACTACAACCATAGTAATCATCTAGTGGGTGCCATAGCTTTATATGTTTTAACTCTGATGCACCTGAATCACTATCAACTGGGTATATTGCCTCTGTCTTACCATTGACTCTATATTCATATGACTCAGGAATAGGTCTGTTAGATCCTTTTACTTCTATTCTGTCAGGTCTAAGTAAGTGCAACTCTTTTGGTGGTCTGTTATCTGCACCTATCTTTAATACATATGCATTACCACTAAGCATTAAAAAACCCACCAGGCTGTTCATAAATTCAGACCTGCTTTGTAATGGGTTTGGTTTGTTTA